TACATAACCAATTAGAGCTGATGTGCTTGCAGTACCTGTTGAATCATATACAACAGCATAACGAGCTGTGATTGTAGATGATGACCAAGTAACGTCAGCAGCATCAAGTACGATTACGTTTGTTGCAGAATCGTATGTAGCTGTTTTAGAAGCCAAAGTAGCTCCACCAGATGTGTAACCTGTTCCTGTTACTTCATATGTAGAAACATCGTTGAAGTAGTCATGAGCGTCCTGATCTGGTGTATAAGAAGATGTAAGAAGAGCCACCTTGATAGTGTCTGAATCAAAATCAACTTCCTTATTTAGAGCCTTAAGTAGGAAATTTCCGTATAGTTTAGAAGCCATTAGTTATTTCCTCCTTACGCTGAAGTCTTCTCAACGATTGCAAAGCCTTCTGGCTTAGCAACAGCGAATGCACGACGTGCACGAACCTTAAGAAGAACTCCATCTGTGTCAAATTTAGCATCCTTCGATACCATAGATTCGATGCCTGCACGAACACCGTTAACCATAAGATCGGTGTTACCAACGATCAAAAGTGGATTTCCTGCTGGTGCAGCTGAAGCAGCTGAAGATGTAGCAGCGCCTGCTGATACGACTACTGGGTAGCCAAATAGAGTTGCTCCACGAGCACCTAGTGGATCCTGAAGAATTGGGCGATTGTTGTCATCAACAAGGCCACGAAGAGTTCCTAGGAATGATGGGTGAATGATGAAAGCTGTCTTAGCTGCATCAAAGTATGAAGATTGTTCGATCTTTGAAAGAACATCGTTCAAGTCTGCGAATGTAACAGCGCCTGCTGTTTGAATGAGGTTAGAAGCTGAGTTGTACTGTGAAACTTCACGATATACAGATGTATATGGTGCTGTGTCTGTTCCGTCTCCTGCAACTGTCACACCAAGGCATGCGTTGTCGAATTTCTTTGCCCAGTTGGTTGCCCACTGAGTCTTGTATGTATTAAGAACATCTACGAAAGAGTCATTCATATCCTCTTCTGAGATGTGCATAATCTTAGCCCACTTACGAGCTGTTAGGGTGATGTCGTCAATTGTTACAGATGATTCACCGATTGTTGCACCTTCAGCATAAACTGCTGGAGCATCTCCAACGAAACGTGGAACACGCTTCACAGAAGTTGCCATTGGCTCACGACGTGCTTGGCTTTCAACTGCAGAATTCTGCAATGCAGCCTGAACAACGTTTGAGCTGTGCTCTTCGATTATGTAACCATTAGCGACAGTAAGTTCTGTTCTTGCCATAATAGTTTTATCCTTTTATAAGTTAGATTTTGTTAGCTTGAGAATTAATATTCGTCCAAATATTTCTGTCTGCAAGCCTAAACGTCCATCTAGCTTGCACATATATATTATACACTATATCACTTTCCAAGTACATATTTTGCTTGTAATTCGGTGGCAGACATAGGAGCATCAATTGTATTGGCTACTCCAGAATCAGCTTTACCTCCAACAATTTTCTTAGGATCAAATAATTCAGGGAAGTCCGTTTTAAGGGCCTCTAATTGAGCTTCCAATCCTTCGATTTCAAAGTCATCAGTCAAATTAATTTCCGATGTCTTAATATACTTAAGTAATTTATCAGCATTAGGAACTCCATTTTCAAGAAGTTGTCTAATTATCTTGTCATTCTTAAGTTTAGTCTGAATAAGGTTAGCCTTTTCTTTTGTAGCCGCAATTTCTGCTTCTATCGCTTCCTTTTCCATTCTAAAACGCTTAGCGTCATTTTTTGCACGGTCCAGAGCAGCTAATACTGCCGCTGGGTCTTTGATCTCTGTAGACGTACCTTCTACGAGTTCATTTTCCATTTATTTCTCCTAATCGTCCAATTAAGGTTCTATATCGCCCTGTTCCTGATCTAGGACAGTGGCTCTTTCTATGGCAGCTTGTTCAAGCGCATAGTTATGTGCATTTATTACTTCAGATGTTGGATTTGCTTGTAATCCTTGTTGATTCATGGATTCTGCCACAACTGCATCTGCGATTTCTGGATCATATCCTGCCTCAAGAAGAATCTGGCGTAATCCTACACCTACAGACTTCTTGCGAACTGCGATATCCCAATTATCTAATGAGTCAATTGACTCTGCATTTTCCCACTTAACTTCTACGTCTGCAGGAATGTTTTCAATCTTGAACATGAACTTAAATAAGTCTCTCCAGGTTGAACCAAATGCAAGCTGACGATTTTGTACCTTCTTGAATAAAGGTGCTTCAGCTACACGAAGTGC